GAAAGGTTTAGTAGGTTTGCGATGTTTGGGATAATCAAAAATCCTGCATTCGTGCGTAAGACAAACTTATATACCGATCCGTTGTATTTATGGAAAGTAGACACTTAGCGAGGACCTTTATCGAAAGATCACGCTCTTTTATCTTGGACACATCATGACAATTAATGATAGGGCTAGCACAAACGGAAATTGTGTTCAGGAGAAGCAAGTACGCCAAAGGCTTGCACTCTTTTCCGGCATCCATATTTTGGATGGACCGAAGAACTTCTTTTTAGGAGTTATCAAGTACTTTTACTACTTGCTGTTCATTGTGTATGTTTCTCAATCCGGCGAAATCTCTTTTAAAGAGTATAGACGCTCCAAATATGAGAAGAAACAATACAGTAAAGAAGTATATCACCGGGAAAAGGTGAGTCCCCCCCCCCCCCCTCAAATCTCGGAAGACACCAGTCTTCCTGTGAGTTGGAATAGCCCCCAAGACGTGTACGAAAAATACACTCCCCAACTTGGTTCCTACTCACTCAGAGATGCCCTCTCTAGCATTACCAGTTGTAATAACATACCGATGGATAGTAAGACCCTTAATCAGGTCGAAAACCTAGGAGCTTGTTTTCTGGCATGCAAAGATTGCACCACTGTCGTGGGTTTCTTGAGTACAATATTCTTGTATTTTAAGACCCATTACACCAAAAGCTTAGCGACAACCGCAGCAACATATCTAGCTGAAGTCCTTGACTCCAGTTTTGATGCTCAGTCCGGATCATTCTCGATGACAGAGAATGAAAAACCTAAATGGTTACTTTTGCTTAAAGATTTACAGCAGAATTGGACTTTAGTTGTTCGCAATGATGGTTTCAAACAAATATCACACGTGCTCAGTCTCGCCTTAGCGTTGGGACTATGTGATGCCGCCAGTCTTGATTTCAAGATAGGTGGAATGAAACTTTTCTCTATTGGAGCTTACACCAAGCAAACATCTGCCATTAATTTGATAGATGCAGCCTTCAACACCCTCGTATATTTTTGTGAGGGAGGTTGCGCTTGTTTTGAAAGAGGAAATCTGAAACCTTTGTTATACGGCAATTTGGAAAATGAAGAATTCGAGGAGCTCTACATGAAATGTATGAGATGCTCGGATTTTGCAAAAAGTGGCAATCTTCAAAAATTTGAGGACATGTCTGAATCTGATTATGAGGCTCTTTTGGCACGTTGCATAGAAAAAGTGCAATACCTCATTGTCACCTCCAGAGGTGTCGTTGAAAAGACCGTCCTTACTAGAAAAAGGGACGCTCTGCGGATCTGGCAAGCAACATTTCGACAGACTCGCGTTCAAGGCGGTCTCCGTGAGGCACCATATTCAATCGGTGTCTTTGGCGGGACCAGCGTCGGCAAAAGTGCCGTCGCGAATTGTCTCATGATAACGACTCTTATGCATAATGGATATAATGCAGAAGATGATCGTATCATATCTCTCAATGCAGATGACAAATTCATGTCTAATTATCGTACGCACACCAACGGTGTGTTTATCGATGATATTGGTAATACCAAATCTGATTTTATTGAGAAAGCCCCCACAAGCGTGTTGATTCAACTCGTCAACAACGTTCTTCGTATGCCAACATGGCAGAAGCAGAGATGAAAGGAAAAGTCTCATTGGAGCCTAAAGTAGTTATTTCTACTAAGAATGTTAAAGACTCCTGTGCTAGCACATATTCGAACGAACCTGCTTCAATCACTCGCCGTGACAGAATCACTATCACTGTCACTGTGAAACCACAGTATGCTGTACACGATATGCTCAACGAAGAGCTAGTTAGAGCAGCATTCCCCGACGGTACTCCCGTCATCCCAGATCTCTGGGATATCCATGTAGAGCAATCACATCCTGTTCCCAGCAAAGTCAAAGGAAAAACGGCTTTTGTAGGCTGGAGTACTGTGCAATGGAATGGCAAATCGTTGAAAGATATCGGATTACCGGAATTGATTAGATGGGTTGGCCAAGATTCCAAAAAGTTCTATGAAGCACAACGCAAATTTGTTGCTAACAGCAATGATATTGCCTCCAAGCTGAACCTTTGTGACATTTGTAATCACCCGAAGCCCGAAGTTTGTATCTGTTCACCCGGATGCAGACTAACAATGCCCAAAATCGACGAAACTTGCCCCGAAGGATACTGTGGTAGGTGTGAAGCCCATCACAATGAAGACGAATCGATTTTCGAATTCCAAGACTCTGACTCAGAATCTCATCCCTCTGATGAGGATCTCTATGACGACCAAGTTGGGACGAAATTTGTCTCAGCGCTTCTACCGCGGTACTATCGCGCTAAGAAGTGGTGGCAGAAGAAATCTGTCTATTGGACTGAGAATATTGAAGATCAATGTATTGATATTGCGTTGAATCGTCTCGATTGGTTAGAGACCTCTCCATGGGTATGCTGGACAAATTGGGTTCCTACTGATTGGTTACAACAGGATTGGATGAAAAATGTGATATGGATGTCACATGAGCAAGAAATTCGTGCTCGTATTCGTCGTTCCTACTTGAATCACATCATTTTGTGCCTAGCTATTTGCTTTGTCTCTCTGTATATCAGTTGGTATTTACTGGTCATCCTTGTCATTCCGATGAGTGGTATCAGTGGTGTTGTCAACTTTGAGAAGAATAAATTGTATGGTGAAGTATCGTCACAGAACGATGCTATGCCTGCTATCTTCAAGATGTACAGAGATAAACATGTGAAATGGATTACGAGTTGTTGTGTTGCTATTGCCGGATTATATGCAGTAGCACAAGTATGGAAGGCTTTCAAAGTCGTTCCTGCTCCACAGGGTAACATCTCCCCAACGACCACCAAGGAAATCGATGAACGAGACTCTGAGGTCAGCCCGTGGGCTGGTACCATTGTTTCTCCCATGCCATGCTCTAAACAAGCACAAACTACTACTGTTGATCAGTTGGAAAAGCTTGTTGAGAGTAACTTGTGTCACATGACCATCAGGCGTGAAGTCGAAGGGGGAGTCAAACTTAATCATTGTGATGCTTTCTTTCCCAAGTCTAACGTAGCTCTGATTCCGAATCATATCTGGAAGGCGGATGACGTTAAAGCCAAGTTTGTTCGCCACGATCCTAAACAGATTGGTGGTAACTTTGAGAGCTATCTTTACAGGAAACACAGTGTGAGTATCCCAGACACCGACTTTTCTTTGGTTTGGATTCCCAATGGTGGTGATTGGAAAGACCTCACGACATATTTTCCTGGTGACAGATTTGCTTCTGTACCAGGGAGACTTGTTTACAAGGATGAAAATGGTCTATTCAAGAAATCCAAGCTTAACATGTTGTCTGGTCACGTTCAAACAAAGGCAGCCGAGTTCTTTGGAGCACACTACCAGTTGAGTTTCAAGACATTCGATGGTCTTTGTATGGCACCAGTCATCACTGAGACCAAAGGACCCCTGATCGGTGGTTTTCACCTTGGTGGACGTGCCGATTCAACACAAGGATGTTGTGGTTTGCTAACCCAGATGCAATTCAACTTGGCATTTGAAGAACTCAGTAAGAAGGAAGGAGTTCTTCTATCGAAGAGTTCAGGCACAGTACCCATTCAGATGTATGATGTTCAGTACTTTCAAGGAACGTCTATTCACCCCAAAAGTCCCATCAACTATCTCCCACACGATACTAATTGCAAGTATTATGGACAGGTTACAGGTCGATCGTCTTATCATTCGACAGTAGAAACGTCTGTTCTTTCGAAGCATGTGGAAGAGATTTGTGGTGTTCCCCAGAAATGGGGTCCACCCAAGTTTAGGACAGGGTACCCGTGGCAAGCATCCTTGCGCCATTCTGCCAAACCATCGTGTGGCATTGAAGGTTCTTTATTGGTAAAAGCGTCTAAAGATTACGAGGGAGTGATCCTATCTGCTCTGGACAATTTGCCGAAACTGAAATCGAGAGTTCGTCCGTTGGATGAGATGGAGACAGTGTGTGGAATTGATGGTTTACGTTTTATTGACAAGATGCCTCCTTCCACTTCTGTTGGATTCCCATTGGGAGGTCCCAAGTCAGGTTTCCTTAAACCAGGAAATTTGGAAGATTACCCATCTCACCAGTGTCCCATGATATTGGACCAACGTTTTTGGGATGCAGCTCAAGATGCCGAACAGACCTATCTCAGAGGAGAAAGAGCATATCCAATTTTCAAAGCATGTTTAAAGGATGAACCCACTAGTTTAGACAAGAACAAAGTCAGAGTTTTTCAAGGTGCTACTATTGCTTTACAGTTGATAGTGCGCAAGTATTTCCTCCCTGTGGCTAGGATTCTTTCTGTGTTGCCTTTACTTTCTGAGTGTGCAGTTGGAGTCAATGCTCAGGGTCCTGAGTGGGATCAATTGGCGCGGCATGTTAAGAAATATGGTGCCGACAGAATTCTCGCAGGTGACTATAGTAAGTACGACTTGCGCATGCCCGCTCAGGTTATGTTTTGCGCCTTCCGGATCCTAATCAACATTGCTAAGCATTGTGGGTATTCGGAAGAGCATGTCATTATCATGGAAGGTATTGCAACAGACATCTGCTACCCTTTGATGGCGTACAATGGTGACCTCATCCAGCATTTTGGTTCTAATCCTTCGGGACAGAACTTGACAGTGTACATCAATTCGATCGTCAATTCGCTTTTGTTTAGATGTGCCTTCTTTCATATTGTTGGAAATAGAACGAACAAGTCTTTTAGGAGTGCATGTTCGTTGATCACCTATGGTGATGATGCCAAAAGCTCAGTTCATCGAGATTTTCCGGAATTTAACCACATTAGTGTGGCAGCGTTCTTAGCAGAAAGAGACATGGTCTTTACTATGCCAGACAAGGAATCGATACCTACTGCTTACATGCACGATGAAGATGCTGACTTGTTGAAAAGGAAGAACATTTCGTGCCCAGAGACCGGCATGATCATGGGTGCATTGCAAGAAGATTCTATCTTTAAAAGCTTGCATGCTACTCTACACTCCAAAGCTCTTACTAAAGAGCAACAGGCGATGGCTAACATTGATGGAGCATTGAGAGAGTGGTTTTCTCATGGACGTCACACGTACGAACTGCGTAGAGAGCAGATGAAACGGGTAGCTCAGGCTGCTGATGTGGCACATGGATGCCATCTTCTCGATCAAACTTATGATGAAGCCTTGTCTAATTGGAAGGAGAAGTATAAGGTCGAGTAGATCTCCGGTCTTGGGCTGACCACGAAAAACGCAACCAGTGAGAGTCTCGGAATGACTCAAGAAACTTGTCCACCTTAGGTCTTGGGCAGACCTTCATAATTGCATCCCTCTGAGCGAACCTCATTTTGCTCAATAAACCAAATCCTGGGAATTCTGTATTGGATACCGAACGTGCTTATATCGTCAACTAACTAGTATGTTTAGGCTTGCAGAATTTTGGCATTCCACCCTTGGAATACTTCTATTTAGGAGAGTGATTAGCCATCACAACGGTTGACAAACGGGTAGTGGAATAAGTCATCCACTAAACGTCATAAACGACTTACTACTCAACAACCAAAGTTTGGCGTAACTATAAACCAACAGAGTTTAGAAACTCAACAACAGAATGTCAGCTTTAATGACAACACACCGCAGTGGGATTATATTGTTGATAGTTCTCCAGATCCCACTTTCGCTGTTTCCGACACATCAGATGCGTCTTTAGAAGATTTCTTCAAGAGACCTATCAAGATTCGTAGTTATAATTGGGCCATATCGACTCCTCTCTTCGAGACTTTTAACCCATGGACTGACTATTTTGAGAACTTAAGAGTTATAAATCGAATTTCGAATTTTAACTTGCTCCGTTGCAAATTGTGTGTTAGAATCATGATCAATGGTAATGGTTTTCATTATGGGCGCGCGATAGCGTCTTATCAACCATTGCATCTTAATGATGATTTCACCCGCAATAGGGCGTTCTTTCCCCAAGATGTGATAGCAGCATCTCAGCGGCCGCATGTTTATCTGGATCCCACAACTAGTCAAGGAGGATCTTTGTGTTTACCTTTTGTCTATTGGAACAATGCATTACGGATTCCACAACAAGACTGGAGGAACATGGGTCAGATGAACATAAGAACAATCAACGAATTGAAACATGCTAATGGAGCTACTGACAATGTCACTATCTCTGTTTTTGCTTGGGCTGAAGAGGTCACTCTCTCCATCCCGACGGCAGGAGAACCTGGTGCCCTATCTCCCCAATCTGGGGAGAAAGACGAGTATTCATCAGGTCCTATTTCAAAACCTGCATCAATTGTTTCAAAAGTCGCTGGAGCTTTGAAATCAGTACCTGGTATTGGTCCATATGCTTTAGCAACCCAGATGGCTTCTAACACTATTGCTCGGATTGCAACTATGTTTGGGTTTTCTCGTCCAGCTTCGCTAGCTGAAATTGAACCCTATAAGCCATCGTATTTCGGGAATTTAGCGACAACCAATATGCATGACACTTCTACGAAGTTAGCATTAGATTGCAAACAGGAAGTCACTGTAGATCCTCGTGTAATGGGCTTAGGCTCATGTGATGAGATGGCAGTGAAGCATATTGCGACGCGTGAATCATATCTTACCACTTTTGGGTGGCAAGTTGCTGATACCACTGAGTCGCTACTTTGGAATTGTTTTGTCAATCCTATGTTGTGGGACAATCAGGCTGGGGGAGAAGTTCATCTCCCTGCTTGTGCTTTCGCAGCTGTACCGTTCAAATTCTGGAGAGGAACTATGAAGTATCGATTTCAAATCGTAGCTTCTGCATTTCACAAGGGACGTTTAAAGATCACATATGATCCCTACTACCAGAAAAGTAATGAGTACAATGTGTGTTATACACACATTATTGATTTAGCAAAAGAAAGAGATTTCACAGTCGATGTAGGCTGGGGACAAGGGAAATCATTTCTGAATGTTGACACACCAGATGATGTCAACTTACCTTTCGATGACAGTGTTTCGATCGGTCCAGATACCAACAACCGCATGAACGGAGTACTCTCTGTTTATGTTGTAAATGATTTAACCATTCCCAATTCAGTCGCAAACAACAACATCCAGGTTAATGTTTTTGTCTCTGCTGGAGATGATATCGAATTTGGAAATCCTTCAGCTGTCTTACTGGAGAACATTTCCTATTTCTCACAATCTGGTGAAATCTATGAACCGCAATCAGGAGAAAATCACGCTGATTCTGACAGGACTGTGGCAGAGTCCGAGCCTATAAAAATGATGGCTTCGGATTCTATGGCTGCAGATATTGATGAAACAGACAACACACTCATGGTGTTTATGGGTGAACCGATTGTATCTATGAGGCAATGCCTCAAGAGGTACAATTATCACTCGTACATCCCACGCAAGAATTTGGGCAGAAGTTGGAAGACTGTACGGACAGGCGACTTTCCCATATACCGTGGATATGCTCCAGGAGCTATTCACGAGACGGCAGCGTTAGTTCCGTACAATTATGTCAAAACTGTCTTACTCAGTTATCTTACCCCTGCCTATACCTGTTGCAGGGGAGGATTGCGTTGGAAATACATGAGAGATGGTGCACCTCCGACCGACAGTTGGTTCCAAGTGAACCGATTTCCCGGAAGGACTGGTGCGTCGTATCTCAACATTGAGGAGCCTGTTATTACGAATGGTTCCGGATCTGAAGACCAGACAATAGCTCAAGCCGTGAGGTCAATACCACACACTTGGCCCGGTGCAGGAGCTACGTCAGTCGCTAATAATCCTGTTCTGGAGTTAGAATTTCCGTACTACTCCAATCTTCGTTTCAGACCCGCTAAACAGGGTAACAAAAGCACCACCGCCAATTTCAACTCGTTTCACACATTATCATCGATGTGGGACAGTGTTACGGGTGGCAGAGATGGCTTTCATGCCTATGTCTCTACTGCTGAGGATTTTACCCTTGGGTTCTTTACGGGTTCTCCCGTGATTTTCATTGTTGCTCAAAAC